AAAAAGGGGAGTGGAGTTACAAAACTTGCTCCAAACCCCTCTTTGATTAGTAACTTATTGATTAAGATTACGCACCTGTAATTGATACAGATAACTCTTCTCCGTAAACTAACAATTGAGAACCACCACTTGGAGTACATTTTGCAGCGGCTTTGAAATAGTATTTTCCTGTTGTTAATCCTGTTACGGAAGCTGTATATCCACCAGCAGCAGAAACCGTTGTTGTAGCCCCAACTGCTGTACCTGTAGCATAGGTAACACCCTCTGCTGTACCATATACAATACCAATTGTATTTGTACCTCCTGAAATAGCTGTTCCAACAGGAAGGTCAATAAGTTCGCAGATAGCGGTGAAACCACCTGTAATTGCATCTGTATACATAATAGTACTTAATGTAACAGCACCATTGGTTGCACCTCTCTTATTGAAGATAACATCTGTGGTTCTTCCGTTAAGTGTTCCAACAAGAGCAGTACATACAAGTTGTGCTTGTAATATACCGTCTTTCAATGATTCTCCAACAATTTTAGAGTTCATTTGAATCTTAGGAAATGTTAAACTGTCATATCCCTCTTTAAAGTAAATGTCAAGTTGTGCGTAAATTGTTGATACGGCAGCTGGCATATAAACAGAGTTTCCAACTTCTGTTGCACCAAAATATTGTGTTAACAATACAGATTGTAAGTCAGCTACATTTAATGTAAAAGTCTTTTCCCCTTTTGTAACAGCGATAAAGATTGGTGAATCTTCTGTTTCAGATTCAATATTTGTTCTTGTATCATCGGCTTGTGCCAAAGCAGCACCCTTTACAACTTTTGAAGCGTAAAAGGAATCTGTCCCTACTACACCATTTACGTATGGTGTGATTTTTATCCCTGTAATGTAGGAACTAATAACAGGTGTTGATGGTGTAATTGCCATAGTTTTATATTTTTATGGTTAATAATTTTATTTTATGTTTATTCTAATTTCGTATAATCGTCCACTTATCTTTTTTTCGTAGTCAGCAACATCGTAACCGCCTGAAAATGACAAAGAGTAAATATCTGTAACACAATGATCGTTTAATAATGTAAGCAATGTAGTTTCCATAGTTTCAAGCGTTTTAGCATCTTCTAACCCTGTACCAATCTGATTAGCCCATAATGTTAAAAGTACTTTTGCTTGTCCGAGTTGCATCTCATCATTAATCTTTATTACTTCTATAATCATAAACTTACCCCATGATTTATCAATAGTTGTAGGCATTGAAGTAAAACGATGCGTACATACACTTTGTAATGCGGTGAACAAGTAGTTCTTGATTTTAGATATGTTTAGATTTACGTTTAGCATATTATTGTGTAATTACTTTAACAGGTTTCTTGAAAGTATTTTCTAAATCGTCTTTTATGGATGAAAGAACAACATAATTATATCTTGTTTCAAGCCACAAACCATAAGGCATTGCAGCAACGATAACAAGTTCAACTCCACTTAATATAGGTGAATACTCTCGTATAAAAGCATCTAGTACGCTCCTACCTTTCATTGTTTCACCGTATATAACCTTTGACTTTGTTGATTCTTCCGTACCTAAATAACCGTGCTTATATTCGCTACCATTGTTATATACTACCCAACCAAAACTATCCTTTAAATTGAATGTTCTGTTTTCCCAACTGCGTTCTTCATACGCTTTACGCATCAACTCATCCCCATACTCACACATAGATTCTAATGTATTGTCAACAAGTTGTTGCCTTACTTTCGCAAAGAAACCTTGTGATATACTATCCATTTGTTCTGTATTAAAATTAATCATCTCCGTAGCGTTTTTCTTCAATATAAGCAGTTGCATAACCTAAAGTAGATGGATAAACACCTATAACTTGTCCTACGAGAGTTTGACCGTACATAGAACCTTCAAACCACATACCATTCTCTACCTTTATTTCAATAGAATCTGAAAAAATATCCATTGGGAAATAAACAGCGTAACCCGATTTAGTTAGGTTTGCACTTGACCTTGTACCATTTTCTTGTATATCACATTGACAAATCAATACTGATGTACGCACCTCTACTTGTTGTGTTGGTGATACTTGGTCGTTTACTGAAACCCTATAAAATTCTCCTACAAATGGAAACCCGTCTTTTGATTCTGTTAAAGGCATCTTGATATATTTTTAGTCTTCCTCATTTATCCATTGAACACTCTCTACGGGAACAGTATTTAATTTATTGTCCCCGTATAAAGTATATATATAACGAATGTATTGTAAAGCATCTCTTCGGTCTGTTTTGCTTTCGTTACCAATAGATACACTATAATTTCCATGAGATTTTCTATAAGAAGAACTTGGAGAGTAAAAGTAGTATAGCAAGCAGTCAGCAAACAACAAATTCCTATCTTGAACACTAACATCGGTCGCGTCTAAACTACAATTTACATTTCTATCCAATAGTATTGTTTGTATAGTTTCACGACTAATATCAAATGCGCATTTATTTCCGAGATAATTTACAATATTCATATCCTGTTAAAATTTAAGTTGTTTAGGAATCTTTTGCAGTCATATCAACAATAAAGTGGTATGGGAACTCTGTAAGAGCAGGTACACATGAACCACGAAGGTCGGTGTGCCATTCAGGATAACCACCATTATCTTTGATGTAATTGATAAGTCCGAAAATACCACCATCAACCAATGCAGTTGTTTTTTGAATAACATTTGTTGCATAGTTGTTTGAAACAATGATTTCAGGAATTGAAGTGTATTTAATTACACCTGCATATCCAGCGGGTCTTAAAACTGCAATAGTAGTGTCCCATCCGTGAACTACGGTACGGGTTGTCAATGTTTGTTCAACTTGTTTTTCAAAGATAGGAACAATTTTTGAGAATGGTCTTACATTATCATCATTCATAGCTTCAAGTAACATTGGATAGGTTACAACAAACTTAGAATCATAAGTAACTCTTTGACCTGCAAAATAATTCAATACCATTGAACGTACATAAGTATTGTTCAAGAATGTGGTTTTCAAAAAGTTTTCATCAATTTCCCATTGGAATACTCCTTCAAATGCAGATGATGTTTTTGCATCTTCTTCAATTTGAGCCATTTGTTTTGGAATATTACAATCAGGGTCAGCCCATACTTTTGTACCACAAGTTAAAAAGTTTGCAGTAGGAATTTCAGCCTTACATTTGTAAGGTAACCCTTGTCCTCTACCGTTACCTGTTGAAGTTACAATTTGTCCTGTACTATCTAATTGAGCAGCCATGTGTGATAAACGAGCATTACCTGCGTCCATCAATTTTTGAACTGTGTCAACATATTGATTGATAATATCAGCATCACTACCGAACTCTTTAAACATCAACTCTTTTTGATAACGTTCCAAAGCGGTTTCAGTCCATCCTCTACCGAAGTCGGGAACAGTACCTAAATAGTATTTGAAACCATCTTTATCACTTTGTGGGTTATCAGAGAATGGTGTTACAAAGTCAGCCATAGGGCTTACACTTTTTTCAATAGCCATTACTTTAAATGATGCAGATCCATCACTTGCAGTTGCAGTTGGCACACCGTCTTTTACGAACAGTTGCGCCCAAAATTTATTATTTTCTTTCCACAAATTCTTTGTATCCATGAACTTTTGAAAAGCAATTCGGTCTTGTGGGCTAAATAGCTTGTCGAACCTTCCTAAATCTACACTTCCGTATTTCATAATTTACCTCCTATTTTTTAAAGTTCAAACCAACCTGTTACCTTAGACTTATTGATGGCGTTCAAGAATGCAGGGTAACCTGTCATTTTATCTTTCCATGCAACTTCATGTAATACAGGAGTAATATTATATACTGCTCCGTCAAAGTCATTTTCACCACTTGATTGCCCCCATTCAAAAACGAAGTCTTCTGCGATAAAAGAGTTAGGATTTTGTACAAGCATCAATTTACCTGAACCTGCTTCAACTGCTTCAACAAGGTAATCTCCTGCACTTGCAGTACCTAATGCGTTAGCTTCTATTGTAGCGGTGTAAACGTTTGCACCTAAATAAGTAGTAGCGGTTACTGCACTAATAGCAGAAGCAGCTCCTGTGGTTGCAAAAGTAGCAGGTGCTTTCATAATAACATTTCCTGTTTCAGGTCTATGTGAAAAACCGTCATTTGCAATGTAAATAGTAGTGTCCTGTGCTGTAATAGCTTTTGCTAATTTGAAAAGTTTTAAGAGATACCCAGTACCGTCAATTTTGTATTCTACCAAGTCGCCTTGATAAACTTTAGCTTTGTTAGTGAAAGGATTTAAAACTCTCATACCGATTGGAACTCGGCATTGAGGAATCTTACCTGCCATTTTAACAAATACAAATTTTGAGCCTGCTATCGAATCTCTTGTTGCGAACATTGTCCGCCCAGTGTTTCCAGTCATCATAATTTTTTAATGTTAAGTTAATTACTTTCTTTTTTCTGCAATGTCATCAAATGTAACATCGCCTTTTGGATCTCCACCGCCACTATTAGGGGTTGGTGGTACTCCACCTGCTTTTACGGTGTTAAAAAAGGTAGTTCCTTTTTCGATTTCTTCATCAATGTTTGTAGCAGCGTCAATTTTAACAATATCAACATACTTTTCGATGAATTTATCATCCACACCTTTTGTTTTCAATCCTGCAATAAATTTAGTTTTGTTAGATTCAGTAGTCTTTTCGTTTTTAATACCGCTTATCTCATTAGCAAGAGCATCAAGTTTTTCAAGTAGTACTTGTTCGTTTGTTTTAGTTTCAGTAGTTTTTGGAGCGGGAGCGGGTGGTGTTGCAGGGATTGGATTAGCGTCCTTATATGCCTTGATACCGTCTGAAACATCTTTTATATGATTTCTATTAGCACTATCCAAAGCGGGATAAACTTTTGAAACGAAATCTTCTAATGTAGTTTCTTCTGTGGCGAATGATAGTAGTGGTTCTACTGATTCAAGGATTGTACGGTCACTAATTGCTTGGTTTTTTACCATTTTTGCCTTAATGTTTTCAAGGACTTGTTCTTTTGTAATCATAGTGTTTCTATTATGAATTTAATAATTATTTATGCAAAATAACAAAATTATAACAACACCGAACTGATTATATAAACATTAATGTTTCATAAATTGAAATGTATTGTACTATAAAAAACCCTTACAAAATATAAATAAACTAATTTTGCAATAACTAATTAAATTAATAGTGGCAGTTAAGGAACGTAAAGAGATTAAACCACAAGTAGGCGGACAAGAAAAATTTGTTCGCTCGAATGTTGATGTGTGCTTCTTTGGTGGTGTGTTGGCGTGCGGGAAGTCTGCGGGAGCGGTTTTATCTGTTGGTGAATACCTTATCAACCCTAAATTCAGAGCTTTATTTTTAAGGCGTAACCTTGACGATCAAAAGCGTGGTGGTGGTCTTGTATCACAATTCAGTTCCTTTTATGATAGGTTTATAAATACCACAATATCTGAAAGTCCAAGAGCAACGGCACAAACAGGTGCATGGGTTGACTTTACTCACATTGCAGATGAAAAGTACGAAAAGGTTGTAGAACGTTTTAAGGGAGCGCAGTATGACTTTATTTATTTTGATGAGTTGACTTCGTTCGAGTTTAAAACATTTACTTACCTTATGACAAGAAATAGAGGGGAAGCAGGTATAGGTGGTAAATTCAGAGCAACAACGAACCCTAAAAAATCACATTGGATTAGAACATGGTTAGATTGGTATATTGATCCTGATGGATTTATTTACGAAGATAGAAGCGGAATAGTTCGTTATTTTTATGTTAGCGGTGAAGATGTAGGAAGCGTAGTTTGGGGTAGTTCAAAAGAAGAAGTATATAATATTTGTCGGGTTGATATTGATAGAAAATTAAAGAAGCTAAACAAAAATGCACAAGGATTGATTTTCACATATCAAAACATGATTAAGTCCTTTGTGTTTTACGAAGGTAACATGGCAGAAAATACAGCTTCTTTAGGTAGCAATATGGATTATGCAGGTTCTGTTGCTGCATCAGGTGGTACTTCTTCACAACAACTTATTGACGGTAATTGGAATGTAGATGAAGAAACTAATCCCGATGATATACCAATAAATACCAATATATCAAGGAGTGTTTTTTTAACAGACCCACAAACAAATAATGATTGGTATATTACTTCCGACTTAGCAGCAGAGGGTTCGGATAACCTTGTGGCACTTGTTTGGAACGGTTTTCACGTAATGGATATTTTGATTATAAAATCTTCTACACCATTACAAAATGCACAACATTTAGTTGGTCTTGCAGAGAAATGGAATATACCACATTCAAAGATTATATTTGATGCTACAAACGGTATGTACTTAAAAGATTATATTAGCGATGCAATGCCATTTAAGAGTAGAAATTCAGCAATCGGATTGTACAAGGCTACATATATGTATATGAAAAACGAGTGTGCATATAGATTTGTAGAAATGGTCAGAAATGGAGGTATATCTTTTGATTCAAAAGTTGCTGCTAAAAAATATGTTCACACAAAGATAAAACATGAAAGTACAATTCAGAATGAGTTTATACAAGAATGTTATGTTTTAAGATTTAGAGAAGATAAAGGCGGTAGAAAAGCGTTGTACGGTAAAAAAGAGATGAACTCAATGTTGGGTAACGGTAGGTCAATGGACTTGTTAGATTGCTTTATAATGCGAATGCGACCCATACTACGTTTGCCTATCGGAAGTGAATTGACAGAATATATTGAACAAGTTAATCCAAACGAAAATATAATGCAGCATGGTATGGTTACAGACAAACATGATATTTATTCAGAATTAGGTTTATTATAAAATTATAGTATGGAAGAGTTGAAAAAAATTAATGAACAAAAGGTAAAAGATTTAATCAGTAAGCCTGAAAACTTATTGGTTAAAAAACCGTTTACAAGGAAGATTGACATTTCATACGGACAAAATAATGATAAGGTAACATTAGGACAAAACACAATAGCTGCACTCCCTACTTTACAATATGAAACCGTTTCACAAGAGCAGTTTTTAAGAGAGTTAGACCCTAATGGTCATAATGTTTTATACGACACCAATGTACCAAGTATTGCAATGAAACTTGAAGACGGTAGTTATGTAGAGATTGTTCATACTAAAATGGCGTTACCGTACCAACAAAACATTAAGAATAAACAAACATTACACCTTTGCGGTAATCCAATGAAGTTTACACTTAATTCAACTAACCCTACAGAGAAAGAACAAGAATATTATAGTACTATCTTAAAATATTGGAAAGATAGAAACATGGACGGGTTACGTTATAAACTTGTTGATAGTCAAATGAGTACGGGTGATGGTGGTTTATTATTTTATTTTGACGAAAACAATGAGATTAAGGCACGTTTACTTTCATATAAAGATGGTTATGTACTTTGCCCTCACAATGATCAAAACGGTGATCGTATTCTTGAATCCGTTTACTATGCAAATGGAGATACACAATACATTGATTCTTATGATAAAGAGTATTTTTATAGATACAAAAAGTTACCTACAAAAGAAGGTTCTGATGAAACGGGTTGGATTGCGGAAACACCAATTAAACATGGGTTTGAAGAAATACCACTTGTTACAAAACGTGGAGACGTATCATGGGATAACGGTCAAAGCATCATTGAAACATTAGAGATTGTATGGAATATCTTTAGCGTGATAATGAAACGTCATGGTTGGGGAATATTATATATAAAAGGTGATTTTAACGAAAAGGTTAAAAAGATTGCAGGTAGTGTAATCTTAAATGATAAGTCGGGTGACACAAATGGTGATGCTAAATACTTACAAGCACCAACACCTGATGGAATGCAAGAGTTTATAAAACAACTTAAAGAGCAAATTCAAACGGCTTGCAGTACCACATTTTTACTTCCTTCTGATATTCATGTAAGCGGTGATATAAGTGGTATTGCTATTAAATTAATGCAGTCAGCAGACTTAGAGATTGCTTCTCAAAACGTTATTGACTACCAAAACGTGGCTAATAAAATGAAACGATTATTCATTTATGGACTTGCAAAGGAATTGGTGAATAACGGTATTAATAAACAGGCTATAACAGAGTTTGCAAAATTAGATATATCTGCACAATTTGTAGTATGGATGCCACAATCAGAAACTCAAATCGTTAATATGTTACAACAATTAAGTACTATTGGTGGTATTTCACTTGAAACATTAGTTGAAAATAGTCCATTTAAAACTCCTGATGAAGTACAAAAGATTAAGAGAGATAAAAAAGAAAATGCAGAATTAGAAGCAAATAAAACACAAACAACAGAAACAACTCAAGTAAATGGATAAGTTACGAATATATGTTGAAAGTAATGGTCAGAATATTGATTTCTATACAGGAATTGAGATTTCTAACTATACCTATAATGCTCAACGTATGGGTGATATTAAGATTAGTTGCGAGTTCAAGCATAAAGATAATTTAGATAATCGTTGGACTGGACGTGAATTTCTTATCTATAAAAACGAGAAGTACTTTATTATAAATAAACCACATTTAAGTAAGACCAATACTGAAATAGCTTATAAATATACT